CCGCGACTGAGTTCATAAAAATGGTAGCTGATGATTTTGGCTTAAAATGCGGATATATGGATGACACCGTATGGAAAACTCCGGAGAAACCGCAAACCATATTCAAAGATAAGTCATTGCAAGAAATGATATGCCAATTACTTGATAAAACGGCTATATACACACCGAATCATGCGTTCTATCACTTGTACGATGATGCGGGAGAGTTAAGGCTAGCGTCATTTGAGACTGTGAAGACTGATATTTACATCGATGATGAGTGCATGGAAGATGTACAGTATACAACTTCCATTGATAAGGAAACTTACAACTATGTAAAAATCGTGCGTACAGTTCCGAATGGCGCATTAAGTAAGTTGGAGAACACCTTCATAGCTAAAGACGATAAGAACATTGAGAAATGGGGCAGACTACAATACTTGCTCATCCCTAAAGAAAAGGACGTCAACGCCGTGGCGCAAGCCAAGGCAATCATGGCTCACAAAAACAAGAAAAGCCGTGAGATTAAGTTGAAAAACGTCATTGGAGATGTGCGTGTACGTGGTGGCTCGTTGGTATATATCAATCGAAACTTTGGCGATATGATTGTTAATAATTATATGATGGTGACATCTGTTACCCATACATTTAAAACAGGATTTCACGGAATGGATTTAGATTTACGATACGTTGATAATGACGCAGCATATGAAGTTGCAAAAGACGAAGATGCGGAAGCGGTTAAGAAGATTGAAGCAGCCAAGAAAACCAAGGCTGGTAGCGTAACTGCTGCAGGCGGAACTTCTGGCCAAGTTGATACAGCTTTCAACACCAACAATGGCAGGGTTAGTCAATATGGTAGCGAGGGCTGTGTAGATACTACATGTGCTGCCGGCTCGTATTATAACAAAGACCTCGCAGATGAATATAACAAAGGTACATCAAGAGTTGATATACTCCGAAGCAACCTAGAGGCAAAAGGTTATGTTACAGAACAATTTAACGGCTATGCTAACAAAGGTGATTTGTTAATTTATGGCAATGATGATCATGTTGTTATTGCTGACGGTGCAGGGGGATGCTTTGGCAATTCATCGAGTAAGGGGTACGCTATGAAATACGGCAACGTTAATTATGCATGGCACAATGACGAAGCGCCGACTAAGATTATTAGAATGGGGGCTCAATAATGGATAGCGAGTACATGAAAATCGTTAATACGATTAAAGAAATAGCGAGCACTGTTATATCAAATGGCGAGCCTATGGAAGTAATCGTAGGCGAAGTTGTTAGTGTATCACCGCTTGCTATTAAGATTGACCCTAAGTTAACCGTACCTGAAGAAAATATTATTCTTACTAAGAACACCTGTGAATGGACTATGGAAATGAGTGTTGATCATGTTACAGAAAACCGAGCAGGTGGCGGCGGTATGGCTGAATACGAAAGTCATAACCATGAGTATAAAGGGCGTAAGAAGTATCTCGTTCATAACCAGTTAGTTATGGGCGATAAGGTCATTATGTTGAAGGAAACCGGCGGACAGCGGTACATAGCATTAGACCGTTGGTATAACCCAAATAGGGGGTGTACGACTAAGTAATGGCAGATAATTTACTATTACCAAAACAAAGTAACGATGCCCTTATTCCTGACACAGTAAATTATATTGAACCGTCACATACGTATGACGTTGATTTTAGAACGGATAGCCAAATTAGAGGGTATGCGGATAAGTTGCGAGCTATGGAGCAGGCGATTTACAAAATCATCAATACGGAGCGATACCAATATATTATTTACAGTTGGAATTACGGCATCGAGCTACAAGACTTATTCGGTCAGCCAATTCCGTATGTGTATGCTGAGTTACAGCGCCGCATAGAAGAGGCTTTACTGAATGACGATAGAATCACTAAAGTATACAACTTTGATTTTAGCCACGAAGGAGGCGACGTCATGGTTGAATTTGATGTAGATACCATTTATGGTACGCTACAAAAAATCAAGAAAGGGGTGAAAGGTATTGTGTGAGCATATGACGGCCAATCGAATTGAAAAACGAATGCTCGATAGAGTTAAAGATGAATTCGATAGACGTGAAGGTAGTGTTATATACGATGCTACAGCTCCGGCAAGTGTAGAGTTTGCGGAACTCTATATCCTAGCAGATGTTATTTTGAAACAAGCGTTTGCAACTACAGCGGACCGGGAATTCTTAATACTCCGCGCCGCAGAGTTTAATATTTACCCGGAACCAGCAACGCAAGGCGAATTTGAAGCACAGTTTAATATGGCGGTACCGATTGGCTCTCGTTTTAACTACAACGAATATAACTTTGTTGTAACGGAGCTAATCGATGATACAGAACATAAGTATAAACTAAAATGCGAACAATACGGACGCACCCCTAATGCGACTACTGGTGATATTACGCCAATACAAGGCATTAATGGCCTTACCTCTGCTAAGATATTGAAAAATATCACTCCCGGTGAAGATGAAGAAGACACAGAAGTATTTAGAAAACGATACTTCGATGCCTTGAAGTCGAAAGCCTACGGAGGTAATGGGGCGGATTACAAGGAAAAAGTATTAGCTATCCCAGGCGTTGGCGGTGTTAAAGTATACCGATGCTGGAATGGCGGCGGAACGGTCAAGTTAGTTGTATTGAATAGCGACTACAAACCGGCAGCCGACGAACTTCTTAAAGAGGTAGAGAATGTGATTGATCCTGCCCCTAAAGGCAAGGGATACGGGCTCGCTCCTATCGGTCACACCGTAACAATCGAAAAAGCCGAACCTGTAACAGTCAACTACAGAATTGAAGTAACTATGATGAGCGGTCATGCCATTAGCGAAATTCAGACCGCAGCGGAAAATGCTATCAAGCAACGATTACTCATTCGTGCTAAAGAATGGTGCAATCAGGACGAGAAGGAGCATGTTATTCTTCGGTCTAGCCTCGTAACCGCTTTGATGGTTGAACTACCTAATGTTCTTGATGTGGGCAGAATAACCATAAACGGCGCTGCTATATCGAAACTTGAATTGAAGGATAATCAAATCCCAGTATTAGGGACGATTACTTTGGTGACAGTATGATTACAGATTTCGGTATTTTTAAACGTGATATTGATATCTCACAATTTGCGGTTCCCTTAACTCGAGATTCTCGGGATATCCAAGAAGTCTATCGAGTGGAATCCGCTGAATTACAACTGCTATGGGATATCATGTTAGATATCTTTAAGGAAGAATACATCTATACTGCAGCAGATTACGGTCTTAATGCATGGGAACAAATATTAGGTATCAACACTCCGGACTTAGCGGATACAGAATGGCGCAGAAGTGAAATACTATCGGTATTAATCGGACAGCGCCCTTTTACTATGCCTAAAGTACAAGAAATGCTTAACTTTAAGTTTGGTACTCATGTAGTAGAGCACTCTGTCGTTTCTAATAGATATGAGTACTGGCTAGATGTAGTAGATGGCTTTGAAACGCAACTCAATAATATTATCGACTATGTCGAGCCACTAATACCTAAGAACCTAATTATCAAGACAAAAAGTACTACACCTATTAATAGCGAAATATATATCGGTGCTATCTCAGATGTATATGAGTCATTCCATGTCGGTGCAGCATTAGATAAGTTTGATTTCAAAGTAGGTTCTGATATCAATATAGGAATGAGTTTCGATGTATTCGAAACAATTAAAGTATAAGGAGAATATATGGCTTCAATTTATCCAAATACACGATTAACTAATTATGGCCGTGAGTTAATTGCAAGATCGCAAGCAACCGGTAAGAAGTTGCAGTACATTAAATTGGTTACGGGCGACGGCCAACTCGATAATCAAAATATCGATACTATGACCTCCGTTATAGCCCCAAAACTAGAATGCCCTTTTACATCTAATGGTGAATTTGTAGGGGATGGGCAGTTTAGAATTGAATTCGCTGTAGGTAATAGCTCTGTTAATAGTGGATTCTTCGCTAGAGAGTTAGGTGTATATGCTAATTTAGAGGGCGAATCTGATTCTGCTGCTAAATTAATCGCCTATAGTAATGGCGGTAATTACGCATCTTACATCCCTGCAAAAGAGACACCGATTAACTCTAAAGTGTTCTCTTTAGATGTTGTAATTGGTAATTCTACAAATGTAACAGTTAAGAAGATTGATGTGGCGTATCTTACAAGAGGGGCGCTAGATGGACATAACCGTGATACTAGCGCTCACTCTCCTATCACAGACCAAATTAAAGCAATCCTTGGTAGTGCTAACTGGAAAGACTCACCGGCAAGTACGCTTGTTACAATTAAAAACTTATTAGGACAAGGTGCTATCGTAGCATCTAAGCTTGATCGTAATAATGGATATGTGAAATTTGCCAACGGCTTTATTATCCAATGGGGTTTAACTTGGTTTGAAAATCAAAACACTTATAAGGACGTTGTATTGCCTCTTAATTGCAACGTACTAATCGCAATAGCTACAGATGATTTGGCTGACGTTGCTACTCATGGCGATGAATTCTTTATAGTTTGGAATAGTGGGTATTCTGCTAACAATAGAACTTCTATTCGCTTTTTAACTAACCGTGGTAATGCTGGCAACTTCACATGGGTTTGTATCGGTAAAGCATAAGGAGGGCTAAAGATGAATCAATATGTATTTGTACTAGATACACAAGGTAAACGCATTACTTCATTTGTTGATAACACAATAACGCAAGATGAATTACTGGCAACTGCTAAACAAGAATACCCTAATGCTGCTGAATATATTTACTCTGCAGACGGTGACAGTATGTTAGATGAATTTATGAAAGGCAAGCTATATGTAGGTGGTCAATTCGTATCTGCTCCAGTTCATGAGTTAACGAAGGAAGAAAAAATTGCAGAAATTCGTGCATATTACAATGGGCGATTTAAAACGTTAGACCAAGCGCTGATACGCAGACGACTAGCGAATAGCGATATAACTGATTTGCAAGAGCAGTTTAAGAAAATCAATGCGGAAATGATTACTAAGATTAAGGCGGTGAAATAACTATGGCAGATATTAAAAGCGATGTTCCAGTAATGCATTTTTGTGAATACTGTTGGGCTACTTTAAATACTGATGGCACCTGTCCGACAGAAGGGTGCATTCACAATGAACTAATGGACTTAGAAGTTGGTGAAGATAATGACGCCGGTCAAGCATAATTTGTCCGTTATTAGGGGTGAGTTCATCACCTTGACGATTGGATATAATGGCGAAGTAGAGTCAGAGGATTTGTTTGCATGTGTAAGAAAATTTGTTCAAGACGATCACTACGAAGCCAAATTTAATATCGCGGTATCAAAGGATAATTTAGCAGTAGGTGAAAGCTGTAGAATTATCCTTTCTTTAGATACAAAGAATTTGAATGTTGGTAGGTATGTGTGGGATTTATTTGTTTGGGCCGGAGATAGACCTGTTAAATGTCTCGTCAAAGGTCAATTAACTATTCTTGAAGGCGTCAGCAATAGAGGTAAATAATATGAATGATATTAATGTTTATGTAGACGCTGAAGACAATATAAATATTAAAGATGATAAACAAATTATCAAATTACAAGTACGTTTTGAAGATTTAACCGAAAGCCAAAAGCAACAACTCAAAGGAGAAAAAGGAGACCCAGGCCCAGCGCCTGACACTTCAGAGTTCATTGTTAAAGATGAATTGGAACAAATTATTATCGAATTACGAAAAATTAATGGAGGAAATTAACTATGGCAAGACCAAAACAAGCAATTATTAATGATTTGATGAGTGAATTAGATAAATTTGGTGGACATATCACACAAATTAGAGATGCCATTCAATCTAAGGGTGTATCTTCTGAGGGTAAATTATTCAAATTTGCAGAAGAAATCAACCGCATTGAGCCTGCTAGCACTTATGGATATATCCTTGATGCGGTAAAAGGTGCATATAGTAAAGGCTATTCTGATAGTGAGATTGTTGGGATTATTAATAATTTAGCAAATAAGAATCAACCACCTCAACCACAACCAGGTCCGAACCCTGCACCTACTTTTGATGCAGCAACTGCTACCGAAATTTTACCTAAACAATTCTATGGTAAATCTGAGTTAGAAGGCGAACTATCTTGCCCTAATGTAGTCAAAGTTGGGGCAGAAGCTTTTATTGGTACTGACTACAACATTGTAAAATTGCCGAAGGCTACGGATATTGATAAAGACGCTTTTAGATATTCTAATATTAAGGTACTATATATTCCTAATTTTGTGTGGAAAGATGGTAATTTGGATTTAGGTAATAGTAATTATCATAAATATATGCTTAATAAGATTATAGTAGCAGATGAGTCTGTTCCACCTAGTGATATTGGTATTTATAAAGTTGACTTTGAGGTGTACAACCATGATGAAACTAAGAAATGGGATATTTATAGTAATGTTTGGAAGCCAGTGTAATACTTTGGTAAGGAGATAATTGAATGTGGACATGGCAATTTCAGTTAGATGACATCCTCACTACACTAACCATTGTTAGTGTAGTGGCAGGCCTTACCTATAAAGTATTGGTGCTTCCGTTATTGGAAAAACGTGACTTGCAACATTTGCAAGACACTCTAGTTTTCCAAGAAAAAATGGGGGTTTTAACAGAAACCCTCAATGACTTGAAGAATGAAATTAAGTTATCTCGTGAAGAACGTGTAAAAGCATATACAGAACACGTGAAACTGGCCACAAGGGTAAAAGGAATGGAGTCGCGTATAGATGAGTTAAAGGAGGAGTTTCATGAACATACCGCAAAATCTCATCAATACAGTTAAAAAATCATATCAATCTGTAAGGGTGTCTAACATCCACCCTACAGGTATATTCGCTACACGGGCGCTAGTATTTATTATGCTAGTGCCTATTTTGTTGGTAGTAGTTGAGTACATAATGGCTTTTATTAGCGGTTATGTATCCGATGAAGCCAACAAGTTAATTAGTGTTGGTATTAATATCATAGATCATATATTTATCCCATCTGTTCTTACAGCGCTTGTTGGCTTTTTAGCGCTATGGATAGATAAAGACCATAATGGCATCCCTGATAAGTTAGAGGAGAAGAATACATTACCCTTGAACCGACCTAGTATACAACAATTAGCAGATGATATTAACCATGACGAGAGGGGGAAATAAATGTTTAGACAAATTACAATGGACGAGTTAAAGTCCTTAGCGCTCAGTGCACATGGCCAAATTGAAAAGGCGTACTACCATTGGACAGGCGTCAAAGGCGGTAAGCACTTTACGGATTATCATATCAACATCGACCGAGCAGGCTTGATGTGGACGGATATGGAGGCTTTAACAGATTATAAGGAACATACCTACATGCGCAACAGTAACGCCGTAGGTATAGCCATTGAAGCGTGTTGGGATGCTGTTAGTGAAAACAATTTAGGTAGCGAACCACCAACAAAATCGCAGTTGGTTACGATGACACAAATTATGGCAGTGCTTACAATCAATGCAGGTGTACCACTTGACATACAACATCAAATGACACACGCGGAAGCAGCAGATAATAAGGACGGCCTAGACCTCTATTATTTAGATCCGACTGGGTACCCAAATAACACATACGGCCCAGACTCCAACGTTGACCGATGGGACCTCTTAGTGTGCCATGAGGGCGACGAACGATGGAGCGGTGGAGATTGGTTACGTGGCACCGCTCGATGGTGGGGCGCTCAGTGGGGCAGTACTATTTAGGAAGGAGTTACTATGTATGAAACTATCAAGAACAAAGTTATATCTGCGTTTACTCTTAAGCGTGTTATTTGTGGTGTGCTTAGCATTATTTTCATCTATTTCGCATGCAGCCTCATCGGAGGGTACCTCGACACAAGAGCCGACTATCAGCGTACCCGTGAGCAGTTGGAACGAACTCAAAGGGCGCTTGATGAAAGCAGAAAGCTCAATCAACAACTCCGAGAAAGCATTGCAGCAAGCCAACAGCTTAACCGCGACGCAGGGAACAGCATTAACAGAATTGAAGATTATCAACGAAGAACGGACGAAGGAATTGAACGCGCTCAAAGCAATCAACGAGAAACAGGGGCAAGAATTAACGAAAGCATCCAATCTCTTGACAACGCAAGAAGCGAAATTGAACGAAGCCTCGACCTCATTAGAAGAATTGACAGAACAAATCAAACGCAACAAACGAACCGAACAGCGCCTTAAACGGCAACGTGACACATGGGTCGTGGTAAGCGGTGTATTTGGATTAGCAGGTGCAATTCGTCGATGACTGAGAGGTGATCCATATATCTCCTGAGCATGAGCAGGTGGACTCATGGATTGACTATAATAATGTAAAAGGCCTTACTGGGAATATGTCCTGGTAAGGTCTTTTTTTTGGTTTACAAATAGCCGTTG